ATGTTCGTAGGGTTATTCTTCCTTTACAAACTCTCGCTCTCCACTTCGTCCCTTACCCTGGTCACCATCGGGTGGATATTCACCAGTCAGATCGCTGCTGTCGCAGTCGATTACTTTGTCTTCGAAAAGACGGCTAACCGATACCAGCTAATCGGCGTAGTGGTTATTCTCATGGGGGTCGCTGTTATGTGTATCCCCGCAAACTCAGAAGGAGTATCTCATGGACTGGATCATTCACATCCACAATGGTGCGAACAAAGGGTGGGCGCTGTGTGGAGCGTCGTGGGAAACAATTCCATTTACTACGAACGGCATGTTCAGAATGTGCGGTACTTGTCAGACGCTCGGACTCTCAAGGGTCATTCGCGCACCGATCCACATCCCCACCCAGCCGCCTAAGGCGTACGTTTACAGGCCTTTCAACGGACCAGAGATGGTCTTGAATCCTGCCGATGTCGCCATTCATTACCCCTACTCAGACGAAGGATACGTTGTGAGTCCTGCAGACGGAGAGATCAACATCACGAACAACGACCCGGAAAACTGGAAGCAGGAGGCTACGGGTCCGTACATTCCAAAGGGGTTTCAGGACGTTTTCACGGCTGAAGCGATCTTCCGATCCGGAATTACCGATTTGCCGGAGGTGAAGAAAGAATCGGCATTCAAGGAGATGGCCGATGCGATCAACCACCCCTCGCACTACACGCATTACAAGGGAGTCGAAGTTATTGACATCACGGAGCAGCTGAACTTCAATCGCGGAAACGCGGTCAAGTACATTTCCCGTGCCGGCTTCAAGAATGAGGACACGGAAATCCAGGATCTGGAGAAGGCTAAATGGTACGTCGAACGAGAGATGTCCAGGGTTGAAGCCAAGCCTCTCAAGGTTAGCGAAACCGCTGAGGCTGCAGCTTTGATTGAGCAGATGTCGTACAACCGTGGAACTGCCGTGGCGTTTATTTGCCATGCAGGAGCCGGAGATCCTGGTTCTACTGCTTCCGATTTGTACAAGGCGGTTACTTGCATCGACCGTGAGATTCAGCGGCTCAAGGAACTGTAATGTCTGCTCATCCTTGTCCGAAGTGCGGTCAACTGCGCAAGGTCGACATCATTCATTCGTCTGACGGATGGCACCAACCGCCCTGCTATAACTGCGGGGATCCCGGATACATCGAACCAATTCTACCTGAGGAAGAGCCCATGATCTGTGGAAACCGCACGTTCATTCCCGACATCGGACAGCATCGGTTCTGCACGCTGCTGATCGGTCTGTCCACCAACCCGAACCACGACATGCCCAACCAGGACAACCGGATCCGGCCGCATCGTTCGGGAGAATGGACCTGGGCTACTCAGTATCCCGAAATCGGTCCGGAGATGGAGAGCGGGGCGTACTACCTGGAGGATGACTTCTCGTACAGCATCGACAAAAAGACGTTCTCGGAATTCGAGGACTTCCGTCAAGATGCCCCCTAGCCTTTACCGCCACCAAGAGGATGCACTCGAAAAGATGCACAACGGGTGCATCCTCTGGGGTGGTGTGGGATCGGGTAAGTCTCGAGTAGCAGCCGCTTACTACATGAAAGCTGAGGCAGATGCGGACATTTACGTTATCACGACTGCTCGGAAGCGAGATAGTCTGGACTGGGAACGTGAGTTTGTACAGTTTGGAGTTGGCAAAAAACTGGAAGCTACAGTGGCAGGGTCACTCGCTGTTGATTCCTGGAACAACCTCCCCAAATACTCCGATGTTAGAGATGCATTTTTCATCTTTGACGAGCAACGACTTGTTGGAAGCGGTGAGTGGACTAAGTCGTTTATTGAGATCGCAAAGCATAACCGATGGATCCTACTCAGTGCCACCCCTGGGGATACGTGGCTCGATTACATCCCGGTATTCCTTGCGCACGGGTTCTATAAGAATCGAACCGAGTTCAAGCGCCGGCACGTGGTGTATTCACAGTTCACCAAGTTCCCTAAGGTCGAGCGTTACATGGAAGTTGGGAGACTCGTCAAGCTGCGAAACTCCCTTCTCGTCCACATGCCCTACGCACGGCATACAACCCGCCATTTGGAACTCGTAGAAGTCGACTATGACAAGGATCTGTTCCATCAAGTATTGGAGAAGCGATGGCATGTGTACGAGGAGAGACCCCTTCGCGATGTAGGGGAGATGTTCTCTGTGATGAGGAAGGTTGTGAATACCGACGTCTCAAGAGTAAAGACGTTAAAAGACCTTTTGACTTCTTCATCAAAGGTGATTGTCTTCTACAACTTCGACTACGAGTTAGCCCTGATGAGGCAGCTCAATGGGACGACGATAGTAACAACGAGTGGCGCCGAATTTACGATCCGAACTGTGGAATCGTCGAGCAAGACAGAGCTCGATTTCTCGATCGCAATGGCCGAGTGGAACGGTCACAAACACCAGGAAGTTCCGACAACTGAACGATGGCTGTACCTTGTTCAGTATGTGGCAGGGGCTGAAGCGTGGAACTGTACGACTACTGATACGACTTTGTTCTGGTCGTTGACGTATTCGTACAAGAACTTTGAGCAGGCAATGGGGAGGATAGACAGACTTGACACTCCGTTTGTCAACCTGTTCTACAAGGTGCTGAAGTCCAATTCCATGATCGATAACGCAATTTGGGGATCGCTCGGGAACAAGGAGAGCTTCAACGAGTCTGGATTTGCCAAGAAATTCTGAGGAGACACATGGACTGTTTGCGTGAAACGTCGATAGAAGGGCTTGATGGTGTTCTGAAATGTGAGTTCACAGCTTGCAGTTTTCGGTTCATTCCACACCCCGACGACCAGGTTGCCAAGAATAGGAGCGAGATCGACAACATCTTTTTGCAGAGTCAGCTTCGTCGCGGCTCACCGGAGAACTCGAACAACCGGCCTTGCATCAAAAACTTCGAGGACCCAACCCGACTATTGTCATAGAACGGACATTTCATTTGCCAATTTGCCAAATCCTAGAGCTAAAACATTTCTCAGAGATTTTAGTGGTATCTATTATACAAGTTTAGATACCCATTCTTCAAGAAAAGTTAGTTTTATGCTTGGCAGCTTGGATTTGGCAAATGGCTCTGCGAGGAGGTTGAATGGAAGAGTGGCGACCGATCCATGAATTCTTTGGGTATTCGGTGAGCGATCATGGAAGAGTGCTCAACACAAGAACCGGTCGCATCATGGCTCTGAACGAAAACCAGAAGTCTTTGGTCATCGTAGGACTCGTGCAAGGTGGGGTGCAGTACAAGAGAACTGTGTCCCACCTCGTTGCTAAAGCGTTTCTGCCTGAGCCACCACACGAAGCGTTTGACTCTGTCATTAATCTAGATGGTGATCGATACAACAACTACGCAATCAACCTGGCATGGAGGCCTCGTTGGTTTGCACTAAAGTATCACGCGCAGTTCCGTAATCGAATAGCTGGACAAGGAATCCCAATCGCCGACATGGAGACCGGCGAAGAGTTCATCAATGTGTGGGACGCAGTCATCAAGTACGGTCTGCTCATTCAAGACGCCATCGAGTCAATCAACCACCAAACCGTCGTTTGGCCCACCAACCAAAGATTCTGGAGACTTGATTAGAATAGATACCACTTCGCACGATAAACGCAGGATATAATAGAAGGAGTGGAAACAAGCTAACATTTCACGCCTTCTCTTTTTGCTTAGGAGCTCGATGTCTCGAAGAAAAGTCGATCTAGAAAGTAAGTTCCAAGGCGAGTTGATCAAAAAGATTGAGGCTCGCTTTCCCGGAGCCGTCATTCTCAAGAACGACTCTGGCTACCGACAAGGTATTCCTGACCTGTCGATCTTCCATGGCAGTCGATGGTCTATCCTCGAAGTGAAGCCCGAGTACCCTCGACCGGGTACTGACGATTTCGAACCGAACCAGGAATGGTATCTCGAGTACTTCAACAAGATGTGGTTCGCTACCGCCGTGTATCCCGGTAATGAGGAAGAGGTTCTCCATGCGCTGGACACCGCACTATCTCCCGGCAAATCGTCCGCACGCGTTTCTCAGCGCTAGCAAGTACCACTGGATCAAGTACTCCGAAGACAAGCTGATTCACGCATTCATGACTCAGCTGGCCGCGCAGAAAGGCACTGAGCTCCACAAGCTTGCTGCCGATCTGATCAAGCACAAGATCAAGTTGCCCGATACTGGGCAGACGATGAACCAGTACGTGAACGATGCTATTGGTTTCATGCTTGAGCCCGAGCAGGTTCTCTTTGTTTCTGAGAACTGTTATGGCACGGCTGATGCAATCGGTTTCCGAAACAACAAGTTGAGGGTGTCGGACTACAAGTCTGGCGTTACCCCCACCTCGTTCAGTCAGCACAAGGTGTACGCAGCCATGTTCTGCATGGAGTACGGATTCAAGCCGTTCGACATCGAGATCGAAATGCGTATCTACCAGAGCGACAGTGTGCGCATCGAGATTGCTGATCCGGACGAGATCACGCACATCATGGACAAGATCCGAACGTTCGACACACTGATCAACACCATGAAGGAGGAGGCTCTGTAGTGGACATCTTCGAAGAGGACTACCTTGCCCACTATGGAACTCCTCGTCATTCGGGGCGATACCCGTATGGCTCTGGTGGAGAAGAAGATTCTGCAAGCCCGCGCAACAAGTCGTTCCTTGATCACGTTGAGGAACTGAAGAAGCAGGGTCTGTCTGAGTCGGAAGTTGCCAAGGGACTGGGTATCTCCACCACTCAGTTGCGTGTGCAGAAGACGATTGAGAAGAACCGTCTGAAGCAGGACCAGATCAACATGGCCCAGCGTCTGAAAGGAAAGGGCTACTCGAACGTTGCTATTGGTGAACGCATGCAGTTGAACGAATCTTCTGTGCGTGCATTGCTGGCTCCGGGCGAGAAGACCAAGCTGGATGTCCTGCAGACTACGGCCAACATGCTGAAGGATCAGGTTGCAGAGAAAGGCATGATCGACGTTGGCACTGGCGTGGAGCATCACATCGCCGGCGTTAGTCGTGACAAGCTCAATGCTGCAATCGCAGTTCTTCAGAATGAGGGATACAAGTTGCACTATGTGAAGGTGCAGCAGCTGGGTACTGGAAAGGAAACCTCTCTCAAGGTTCTGACCAAGCCCGGCGTTCCGTACTCCGATGTGTTCAAGAATCGGGCAGACATCAAGTTGCCTACCACGTACACCGAAGACGGAGGAAGGACGTTCGAAAGAGTCACTCCTCCGCTTGTCATCAGTTCCAAGCGTGTCGGTGTTCGGTACGCTGAGCAAGGCGGAACTGAAGCTGACGGTGTGATGTACGTTCGGCCCGGAGTCAAAGACGTGTCTATTGGAAACAACAGATACGCTCAGGTCCGTGTTGCCGTTGATGGCACGCACTATCTCAAGGGAATGGCCATCTACAAAGACGACCTTCCTGATGGTGTCGACATTCTGTTCAACACGAACAAGTCTGACACCGGTCGTAAGACTGACGCTATGAAAAAGGTCAGCGACGACGTCGACAATCCGTTCGGTGCTGTAGTTCGACAGATCAAGGGTGATGACGGAAAGACCTCTTCCGCGATGAACATCGTCAACGAAGAAAAGGATTGGGACGGCTGGTCTCGTAACCTGTCTACCCAGATGTTGTCTAAGCAAAGTCCCTCGCTCGCTAAGGCACAGCTCGATCTTACGTACTTGAGTAGGAAAGAGCAGCTGGATGAGATCATGTCCCTCACCAACCCTACCGTCAAGAAGAAGTTGCTCGAAGACTTCGCTGATGGCGCAGACTCTGCTGCTGTGCACCTCAAGGCTAAGGCTCTGCCTCGCCAGAGCACGCATGTGATTCTGCCTGTCAGCACGTTGAAGGATACGGAAGTGTACGCACCTAACTTCCGTAACGGTGAAAGGGTAGCGCTTGTGCGCTTCCCTCATGGTGGGCTCTTTGAGATCCCTGAACTCACCGTGAACAACAACCACCCTGACGCAAAGAAGTTGCTTGGCTCAGCTACCGATGCAATCGGCATTAACGCAAAGGTTGCTGAACGCCTGTCTGGTGCAGACTTCGATGGTGATGCAGTACTGGTCATCCCGAACAATCAGAAGCTGGTTAAGACTGCACCTCCTCTGGTAGGCCTGAAGAACTTCGATCCGAAAGCTTCTTACCCTGCGTATGAGGGTATGCCTGAGATGACCCCGAAACAAAAGGGTCTTCAGATGGGCGATGTTTCAA